CGTCGTAAACCTCAAGCCGGTTGACATCCTTGAGCCAAGTCACCATGCCCTCAAGGGGCTTGCTGATAGTCGCTCCTCGCGTAACCGCTGAGGCAAACGACATGACTAGCTTGGGGGTCATGTTCGTGACTAGCCCCTCAGCGAGGCTCTGAGCGTTCGGCTTATCGGTCAGCGTCGGATACGGAATGTTCTGGCCGTACGTATCAGTTAGGGGCACTAGCGTTCTCCTTAATCAATGCGATAGCGCACGCCGTTGACGCTGCACCACGTAGTCACTCCGGCAGGCGGGATGATCACGCAACCACCGTCAGTGTTGAAATCAATCTTTGTAGGGACACCACCGGCAGCCGCAGAAACCGAACGCTTGGACAGCGGACGGAGGTCAGAAGGCATGGTGAAGAACTGGCCACCGTTCGGGGGGCTTCCGGAGGTAGCCCAAGACATGCCACCGGACCACTCAATGAATGTTGAGCCATGGTCCACAATCCGGCGATACTGAACGGTGCCGTTGCTGTTGCCGCTGTTCGTGTAGCCACTCACGAGCGAGGCAGACACCCACTGAGGGGCAGGCGTAGCCGCCTGATAGGCGCCCACGCAGACCCAACCGCCCATGGTCTTAACCATCTGCACAGAGTCCCCAACCAAGGGGCTCACATAGCCAGTCAACAGCCGCACACTGGGGAACACGTCCCCGGCGCGTGAAACATCAATGGTGCCATCGGAGTTGACCGCTGACACCACACCCATACGAGCCATGGACTCAAGCAGTCCGGAAGTCTTCACGGACTGCACTGCCGCACCAAGTAGCTTGTCAACAGCCGCCATTACGTCTGGTCCTCGTCTCGTCCGCCGATGGTGTCGATAGTGAACGCTCCCCCATCGGACGAGAGCGGAACTTCAAAGGCGTTGACAAGGTGAAGCTCAGGCAGAATGCCCGGCCCGTAGTCCACACGGATCCAATCCCCCGCATCTAGCGCAGGGTTGGGGACAGCGGACACAGAGACCGAACGGTTCGGCGCACGCCCCTTACGCAGCAGCGCAAGCGCCATAGCGTTGGCCTGAGAGTCGGTCGTGACGAGGCTGGACGAAACGCGCTTGACAACCTTGCCGAACGGTCCCCCGTACCTCAGCGGGTCCGTGCTGTCCGTGATGGACACCGTTGCAGAAACCGGGGGCTTGTTGTCCTCGGAATTCTCGCCAACTACCGTGACCCGGTTGTAAACCTCGTCACTCGAAAGCGACTGTTCAGCCGACACCATCACGCCAGACTCACCCGCAGACACGTCCCAAACGACCGTGGGGTTTGAGTCCTTGACCGACGGAATGTCAGCGAGCACGAACGTGCCGTAAGCGTCACAGAACAGTTCCGCGCCCACGCTGAGGGCAACCTCAGTGAGAGCCGCCCACTTGTCCGTTCCGGCATCCCAAGTCTTGGTGGCAAGCAGGGTTGCGCCACTGGACGAGCGGTCAACGAAACCGGCCGTAGGGATCGTGTCGAGAATCTGAGCGTTGATGAACGCCGCAGCGTTGCTAATGCCCTTGGTGCTCGTCGCACTGCCGAACAAAGCCCGCTTGAGCAGGATCTCAAGCCCCGCCGCCTCAATCGAGAGCGGACCCGTGTGCACGTCGCCGCTCACGCTCGTGATGACGAAAGTGCCTAGCGGAACGGACTCAGTTGAACCGTCGAGATACTGAATTCCCCGCTCTACGTAGAGCTGTTGACCGTACACACCAAACAAGTCGGTTTCGGTTCGGGGGAACTGACGAGGGTCAGCAACGGTGAGGGACAGCGAACGACGTGTCTCGCTGCCCCTATCCACCTTCACGGAACCGCTGACAAAGGGAATGCCCTCAGCGACGAGAGACCCGCCGTAAAGGGCATTCACCTTGCTTACTAGTCCGTGGCTCGTCGTCAGCGCCCGCGCCCACTTGGCGCTAACGCTTAGCAACTCTGCCCCCTTTCAAGTCAGTTACTGAATTCAGGACCTGCTAGGGGTTCGTGAGAACCGTTGACCACTCGTCGTAACCGCCCAACACGTCAGACCAAGCTAGGTTGTTGTCCGCAACCGTCTGCCACGTACCCGCAGCAGAACCCTGTAGGCCACCGGCCGGACGGTCAACCTCCGTCACCTCAAGCGTCCAACGCCAACCGGGAATGTTCGCAGCGTTCGTGACGCTCTCAACCTCAACCCCACCAATGGAGAGATACAGGTTGCCGTTAACGCCATAGCCCGGCATAGCCTGAACGAGAGCCGTAAGGCCCGTATCAAGCAGCGCGTCAAAGAGAGCGTTACTCGCCTCATCCCACACAAGGAGAGACAGGCTCGCCTTACGCCCTTGACGAGCGTCCGTGATGGCAATCGGGTTACGCCGACCTACAATCGCGTACAGCGCCTGCCGTGCCTCACGGGACCACTTGATCGGGGCTTCCATCATTACCGTCGTGTTCAACGCCGGAATGCCCGGCGACTTGAACCAAACGTAATCGGCATCCGACAACGCCGGGGCTGTAACCGTCTGCGTGAGCATACGAGCCGTCAACGTGCTGCCGTTACGCCACTCAGTGGCGTACCAAATACGGGTATTGAGAGGCGCCTCATAGTCCTCAACAAGAATGGGACCCTGCGTGTACGGTGCCGTGTCGTATTCGGTCCCGTAGCCCCGCAGAAAGGCAGTCCTACCGTTCTCGTCCACCCGATAGATAGTCACTGTGCTCGTGGACGAGGGAGGTAGGTAATTCAGCAGCAGCCGAACATAGCCCGCCTCGTCGTCAACCGACAGCTCATAGAGCGGATCGGATACGTAGAATTGGATCTTATCGGCGTAGTAGAAATCGGCAGGCGTGTTCGAGTGGTCAATTTCCATCCCGAACCGCGCGAACGCTGCCCCCACGGGAGCCGTACGGGTCTCGGCAACCAAGATTCCCGCATACGCCGCACTGTCATAGATCGTGGCGAACTGATCAGGTTCATCAACCGAGAGCAGAACCCCCGACGAATCGAACCAACTAATCCGCGTACGAGCCGTAATAGGGATGGACTCAGCCGTATTGGGGTTGTGTCGCAGGATCGTAGTGCGAGCCTGATAGGAAGTTCCCGGGGTCACCGGTATTAGCCGGTCAAGGCTCGCGTTGACAATCGTGTTGCTCGTCGGACGGATAGCAAGAACGTACTTGCCATCGGTAGCCGTAGACGAGTAGTAGTCACGGGACAGCGTGGCGTCATCACACGTCCAAGCCGGTTGCGTGGATTCCGTCGAATACTCGTCGTACGTGAGCAGGTTACCGGCAGCATTCGGAGCGGGCTTTAGAGCCGCCTCGTCAAGGTAATACGCGTCACCCACCGCGAGGGCAACAGGCCGGAAGTACAGACGAGCCGTCGCAGCACCGGCAGGCGCAACCGCAGACACAATCCGGTAGTTCCATGCGCCCGACGTGAGCGAGCGCGAGAGGTACGAGGCCGGAAGCGTCGCCCCACCCGCGTCGTACCACTGAATAAGCACGTCAGCAGTCGACGCATTCGGGCTGAACAGCCACCCCTCACCCACGTACTCAACGCCCGGCGTAACCGGAACGGTCGTATTCGTACGGAGGTACTGAGTGCCCGTTACATTCGCTGTAATGCCGACACAACGGTAACCGTCAAGGCGGGGGTTATTCCCCCAAACCACCGTGCCCGGAGTAGTGCCCGACGCGCCCCACCCGTCAATACCGGATTCAACCGACTGCACGTCGTATCCGTATAGGTTGCCCGGGATAACCGGCGCCTCACCTAGGTACACATCGTCAATGTTGACATAGTCGTTAATCGTGATGTTGTCAGCGATAAACGCAATGCGCATCTTGGTAGCGGTCGGAGGAGCAACAGCGCTCACGGCCGGATAGTTGCTCAGTACCCAACTCGTGCTAGTCGCGCTTGGCGAAACCGAGTAGTTAAACGAGCCGATATTCGGCCCGGTGTCGGCATAGAACAGAATCCGCGCCGTAAAGACCTTACCGGCGTAAGCAGTCTGGATACGCGCCGGAATGCGCGCTAGGTAAGTCTTCCCTTCCTGTACGCCAGTCACGTACGGGGAATATGCCTGAACGGTACCCGTGGCCTTGGCCGTGAACTTGAGTGAGTAGGTACCAGACAGATACTGACCCGAGACAACCGATAGCGTCGTGTTGGTAGTCGCATCCGTCCAAGAATGCGTGCCACCCTCAAACGTGGTGGCTGCCGGGTCAGTGAGTAGGTTCGGGTTGACGAAAGCCACTAAGAAACCTCCCTAGGCCCCGGTGAGCCCACGTGGGACCCACCGGGGTACAGATGAACCTAGGAACGTTCCTAGGCGGTTACGCGCCCCCCTGCGGGGGTTCCTCGCTGGACGGAGCGGGACCCGGCCCCGGAGAGCCGTCCGACGTAGTGTCAGAGTTCTCCGGATAGACAGCGGTAGCGCCGTCCGATGGATACCCGATAATCACCGTGTTGCCGTTCTCGTCGGTTGTCTCCTCGTAACGAGGAACCTCAACCGCCGTGTCTTCACCCTCAGGCATTGAAGGTGTCTCCGATCCGGTAACTCCGCGCCGTTCCATCGGACAGCCACAGCGTGACGCCGATATCCGTAACGGTCACGCGAGACGAATCGTCCACCGTAGCGAATTGCTCGCCGTTGACGTATTCAACGCTTCCGTCAGTGAAGTAGACAGCCCGATCGGGGACGGCCCCCGGATCACCGGGACCACCCGGCTCGTAAGCCTCAAGGCGGTCCACTACGCGCGCAGGGTCATAAGTAATCCCTAGACCCGGCCACCCGGTCACCACATAACCCGGCGCCAACTCGTAACCCTGAACCTCAGCCAATTACAGAACCCTTCCTAGAGAAGCGGGACCAACTAGCCCCTTGTGAATGCGGTCATCGGCGCGCCGGTCAACGTACGCCTCAAGGGTCGTACGACCGTCCACGGACAGCGTGAGCGTGTCCCCCGGCTGTAGGCCGCCGTTACCGGCAACCATCCCCCGGTTAGCAAGCGTGGAAATCTGCGACCACTGACCGGACGTGAACACCGGCTCAGGCTTACCAGAGTCATTCGCTGAAAGCGTCGCCCCCGGCTGTAGCCAACCACCGTTGTCGTATCCACCCGTACGGTTGTACGCGGAAGACAGCGACCCGTAACGGCTCATTGCATAGCGCATAGAGGCGTACACGTTCGCTAGCGGGTCCCAAACGCCACGCCCCCGGAGCTTGCCCGCGTACGCGTTGAACGTCGGGTCAATCACCTGCATGAGGCCCTTGGACGGAACACCGTTCTTGGCGTTGATATCCCAATTGTTGATGGCCTTGGGGTTACCGCCCGATTCCTGATTCATACGGCGTAGAACCGTATTCAGCAGTGAGGCAGGCTGACCAACCATTCCAAGAGCCTTGAGAACAACACCCTTCCACTGAGCAACACCGGCACCCGGCTTGTAATGGATGTTCGGCGCGGCATCGTTCTTCTTGTCCGCTGTCTTGGCGTATCCAAAGATGGAATCAACCATCTTGTTCGGGATGCCCTTAACCATCTTCCCGAATCCCGAGCTAGTGCCCGGAATCATGGAAATCAGAGGATTGACAACATGCTTGACACCCGCTCGCGCGGAAGCCTCAAGCGTGTCCTTGAGCCAAGAGGCACCCTTCTTGATGCCATCCCAAGCAGCCGAACCGGCGCCCTTAAGGGCCGAACCGGCAGAACCGATCCAACCGAAAATGCCGCCGTCCTTGAACGCCGGAAGCCCGCCGCCCATAGCCTTCTGAACAGCGCCAACGCCACCCTTACGGGCAAGAGCGTTCATGCTGTTCACGTACTGCGGACCCATGGCACGCGTCCACTCAGGACGCATCACAGCTTCACCACCGGACAGCGCCGCTAGGTGCACATCACGACCGGGCGTATAACCCGGCAGAATGCCACCCGTGGCAAAGCCCTTGAACTTGTTCAGCTTGGGTGCGCCGAAAGCCCCGGCAACCTTATTCCAGACGCCAACAATGCCCTTGTTGTAAACCGTATCAATGATGAAATTGATAGGCTTCTTGGCGATATCGGAAAGCTTGGACCACTGCTTTCCAATCATTTCCTTGGCCGTCTTAAAGGCGTCTGAAACCTTCTTCATACCCGCCTTGAGCAGGTCAAATGCAGGCTTGACGCCCTTGTTCCAAAGCCACTTGGCCTTATCGGCAATGAAATTGAACGGGGGCTTAATCCCGTTATCCCAAAGCCACTTGGCCCACTTGGCAACCTCCTTGAGGCCGCCAACAAAGAAGCCAAAGGCGGGCTTGATGCCGTTATTCCAAAGCCACTTAGCCTTATTGGCGATAAAGTCAAAGACCGGCTTAATGGCCTTATCCCACAGCCACTTAGCAGCCGCGCCAATAGCGTCAATAGCGGGCTTGATTGCATTCGTCCAAAGCCACGAGAAGATAGCCCCGAGCGCCTTAACCGCAAGGATGATAGGCGCAACCACAATCACCGTGATGATGGTGAGTAGGAGCTTGAACGCGCTAAAGAGGAACCCAAAGATGGGCTTGAGAACCGTGTTCCAAAGCCACGAGAAGATGGAAGCAACCGCAGACATAGCCGTCTGAACGATGTTTCGGAACGTCTCAGAACGCTGGTACGCCACGTACAGGGCCGCAGCGATACCCACGAGCGCGAGCGCGACGAGGGCAAGGGGGTTCATTGCCATAACGACGTTGAACGCTGCCTGAATAGCCGCCCATGCCTTAGTGACAGCGGCAACCGTACGCACCACGCCCGTATAGAGCGCGATAGCAACGGCAATCGCCGTGATACCCGCAGCGAACGGCAGTAGCCACCCCTGGTTATCCTTCATCCAAGCCCAAGCAGCCTTGCCGAACTCACCGGCCTTAGTCAGCGCTGGAACGAGGTACTTGCCGATGACCTCAACTAGGTCCTGTTGCAGCGTCCGGGCAAATGTCTTGATCTGATAGATAGGGCCGCTACGCAGGGTCTTACCTAGCTTGGCTGCCGCACCATCGGTCTTACCCGCCGCAGCAACTGCCTTGCTCGGATCAAGCTTGAATAGGGCCGAACCCAAATCCTCAGCCTGAGTACCGAACAGACCAACCGCAGCAGCCTCCCGCTTGACCGGATCGTGAATACCACGCAGCTTGTCAAGGACAATGTCAAGCCCCTTGGTAGCCGACGCGCCACCCTTACCGATCATCTTTTCCATGTTCTGAGCGTCCAGACCAAGCGACTTATACGCGTCGCGTGAGCCCGTGCTCATATCAATGGAGCGGATAGAGAATTCCTTCATAGCGTCAGCGATGATGTCCGTATCACGGGCACCACCCTTGAGGCCCTGAGAGAAGAGACCCATAGCCGTCTTGGAATCAAGGCCAAGCTTCTTGAGCTGAACCGGGTATTCCTGGAACGTGTCTAGTAGGTCATCCGCATTCGGTCCTAGCTTCTGCATACCAGTCGTGATGACGTCCAGCGCCTCACCGGCATTCTTCGCTAGCCCGTTCTTCATAAGCGCGCTGACTGCCTGAGTCTGCATACCCATGTCGGTACCGAACGTGGTAGCAACATCGCTCATCTTGCTCGCGATGCTCTCTAGTTGCTTGTTCGTGGCGTCCGGCTTGACGAGGCCACCGTTAACCACCGCGCGGATAGCTTCCGCGCCCTGCTCAAAGTTCTCGGTAACACCCTTGGCGTAAAGGGATCCGGCAACCTTGCCGTACCGAGCAGCATCCTTACCGGAAGCGCCAAGCTGAGCCTGTAGCTTCTTGGTAATGTCCGCCTGCTCAATGGCGTCAGCAATACCCTTGACGAGCACTGCACCGGCCGCAATTCCAGCCGCCGCAGCACCCACCTTGAGCTTTTCCTTGAGCCCACCACCGGCAGCCTCACCCGCTTGGTCACCAGCGTCAGCAGCCGGACCAACGATCTGTGCGCGCAGATCACGGGCGAACCCTTGAATCTCCGGAACAATGGAGACGTACGCAACTGCGATTTCAGGCGCAGGCATTAGGCCCCTTTCGTACGTTCACGGAACGCGAGCAGATCAGCCGCAGTGATTTCCTTCTTGGTGGTCTTCTTCAATCCCGGACGCGGATAAGGCTCAGGCGTAGGCTGCCGATTACGGCGCTCTTGATCCTTGTTGGCAATCGTCCACTGAACAGAATTCGTGGAATCCACAAGGTCAGCGAGGATGAAATCAGTACGCGACCAAAGCGGCTCACCGTTCATCGCTTGGCGAGTCGCAGAATCGGGCGGAAGCCCGCGTATAAGAACGTCCACGCGGCGGGGGCTCAGAGTCCCCCGCCACATGTCGAGTAGGTCAATACCCCGAAAGGCTAGGTCAGCCTCAACAGCGTCCCCATGTTCCCTGAGGAACGCGAGGAGGCTTAGGAGTTTCCCGCGCCCACCTTCTTACCGGCCACCTCAAAGAACGAGCCAAGATCCTTGACCTTCTTGTTGGTGGCGCGGAAAGTGGCGTACTGCTCGTCACCAAGCAGCGCCTTAAGCGCGTGGGTTAGCTTGTTCTCGTCGATAGCCTCAAGTACCTCAAGGTCCCACTCCTCAGCGGGGGAAACCTCGTACGTGTCGCCGTTGAACTCGACAGAGAAGGGCTTACCAGTAACGTCGTTCTTCGTGGGCACGGGGAACGCTCCTATTCGGGGGTGTCAGATACTGAATTCAGTAGGTGGTGTTACGGAGTCTCAGGGACAGCCGTCTGAGGGTCGTTGTCGTAGTCGACGTAAAGCACATCGTCAGCGGACGGGTAGAGCGTGATGGTTAGCTCGAAAGCCTGTAGGTCAGACTCCGAAAGGGTGACCTCACCAACTTCCGTAATCTCACCGGTCGGGATGTGTCGACGCTTGGTAACGTCGCCGTCCGTCAGCTCAAGCGTGAACGAACGCTTTTCGCTCTTGGGAATCTTGATGGTGCGAGTGTTCACACCGGCAGTCGTCGTGACCGTGCTACCGGGGTTGACGAGGCCGAACACAACTAGGTTGTCTTCGAGGCACGTAACCGAAATGGTCCGCTTGTGCTTGGATCGCTGAGTACGAATCAGCTTCCCACCCCACGCGTAAAAGTCGCTCGTGTCCTCGTCGCGAGACTCGCTAGCGCCGTCCTCGGAGAGAAGACCGACAGCCTTCCAATCCGCAACGGTGGACATAGCAACATCAAGCGTTGCGGGCAGGTTCGTGCCTACAGGCGCCGTCCAAAGGTCAGCACCCTCCCATAGGCGGGGGTTGTTGATGTCACCGGCCACGGCTACACCATCCAATCGTTAGAGGGAACCGGGCAGAGCGCGTGTCGAGAACTCAACAGCGAACACATAACGGGGTTGCCCGGAGGTCTGATCAGGGAGCCACTGAGGGCCCGTGACCTCAGCGACGTTGTAAACGGTCGTGTCGCCACGCTTACCGGCCATAGCGAGCGCGTAAGCGCGAGCCCGACTCATCAGGGCTTCCGCGCCTTCCTCGCTGTCCGACCAACACTCAATGTCGATACGGGGCCGGTCGGTCACAATGGAATTCCGCAGACCACCCAAGCGCTCAATCCGGATGAACTCAGCCGGACGAGACTCAGGGACGCGGGAATAGACAGGGACGCCACCAAGGGCGCCCCGTAGGTACTGAATAGCCACTAGAACGGCATCCGGGAAGAACACCACCGGCTTACCCATCGGCGCTCCCAAGGTTCCTCAGAAGCTGCCTACGCGTGCTCTCAGCCGTAGCCCCGTCCTCGTACCCGGCAATGACAGCCGCACGGAATCGGGACCCGCCAAACTGAGAATCAACGCGAGCCTCACCACCCTCCCCCTCAATCCCGCTCTTCATACGGTTGGCCTCGTTCAGCACAACGTGAGCAGTCTTGATGTTGTTGGGCAGCGACCGAATGAAATCAAAGTTGTACGTGATTCGAACGTTGCTCATCCGGACACCCTCTTAAGCCGTACCTCAACGTGATGGACACGACCCCCCGTGCGGTAACGGCCAATCTCGCCGTCAACCTCAAGGGTCATGCCGTAGACCTCAATACGGTCAGTCGGCAAAATGTCGGCGTCCATCCCCCGACGAGTGATCAGCCGGTATCCGGTGACCACAGAGCCCCGGTCCCCCGTCGCCTCAGTGGACGCGTCCGGCTGAAAGGACACGCCACTCAGCGGAGACCGGACCGCATTAGCCCAATCCCGCTGAGTAGTCGTGTTGCCGTACTTGTCCGTGACGTACGGGGCCCGTAGCACCGTGGCAGCGTCAGCGGTAAGCAGGCTCATTAGCCCCACCTGACAGACGACGCACGACGCCGGTAGCGCGCAAGTAGATCCTTGTCAGCCTGAGCGAGGCTCGCGCCAATCGTCTCAGCCGCATACGTAACCGACAGACTGCCCACAGCCTCTTGGCGAATGTCTGAGGGGTTGTTCAGAACGCGTGAGGCAGCGCTTAGAACGACTGCCTTAACGTCCCCGGGGGTTTCCGCGTACCCGTGCGTGAACGTCACGGAGACAGCCTCACAGACCCTCTCAAGGGTCAGGGTGTTCCGCTTGAGCTTGAACGGGACGGGGTTACCGTCCTCGTCCACCACAGACGCCACGCTGATAACGGGACGCTGAGGCAAGTCAACAAAGCAACGGACCGGACCGGCCCAAGCCCTGTAGGTAT